AATCAGAACGTAGACGAGTATAGTCGACGGCCTAGAGACTGCGTTCGAAAAAACTAGGAGGATAATACTATGGCAAATACTACGTTTCAAGGACCAGTACGATCGGAGAATGGTTTTAAAAGTATCATTAAAAACTCTACTACTGGAGACCTAACAAATGAAATGACACTATCTACATACAGCACATCAATTACGATTGCTGCATCAGGTACTGATCACAAAGAAACATCAATTGGAATCCCATCAAACTTTATACCAATGGGTGTAGCGGTCACTGTTACAAGTGCAGCTGCAAATAATGTTAACTTAGTTGACATTGGTACTGAGGCTGATGATGACGGTTTCGTAGATGGTATTACTGCTGCTATCAACAGCACAGGTTTCAAAGGATTTTTCCCATGCAATGGTGTATTAGGAATGTCTGGTGGAGCAACAACTGCAGCTACGGCAACACCTGATGAAGTACAAGTTGTAATTTCAGGAACTGCTGGAGCAGGTGGTGTAATAGCACTTAAGTTTTTTGGTATATCATCAGATTCACCAACAGCTTAATAAATAATTTGTGGGGCTTCGGCCCCACATTAATTTAAGGAGAATATTATGGCAGGTGGAGGATCGTTTTTAAGTGATCAAAAGTTCACTACACTAACGGCAGATGGAAATTTTAAAACTATTACAGGTGGTTCGACTAATTTAGGACCATGTAGAGTAACTTACATACAAGCACACGGTGGATCAAACTGTTTGGTAAAATTACATGATGGAACTGGAACAGGTGGTCCTGTAGAGTTTCAAGCTAAGTTTAGTAGTGAAGGATTAGATATAATGATTCCTGGTTCTGGTATAAGATTTAAAACAGGAGTCTATTTAGATTTAACTACAACAGACTCTGTAACTATAGGATACACTGGATAATGAAAAGTGATGTAAAAGCAGTTAGAAGAACTTCAGCAGGAACTATCTTTGGAGGTAGAACTAGATTAAGAGGAATTATTTTAGCTTCAACAGGTTCAGCTGGAACTGTTATATTAAGAGATGGAAATGCAGTAGATCAATTTCAAGTTGATGTACCAGCAGGAGATGTTTTTTCTTATAACTTAGCTGAAGATGGAATATTGTTTGAAGGCGGAATGTCAGTGCAAACACTTACAAACGCTACTGTTACTGTTGTTATAGATAAGTAGGAGGCTAAATGGCAAACACAACCTCTGGAACACACACGTTTGAGAAAGGGTTTTCTATCGATGAAATTATAGAAGAATCTTTTGAAAGAATGGGTATCCAAAATGTTACTGGATATCAGTTAAAAACTTCTAGAAGATCTCTCAATATAATGTTTCAAGAATGGGCTAATCGTGGAATTCATTATTGGCAAGTTGCAAATAACAATATTACTTTAGTAAACGGACAAGCTGTTTATACAATGTTTAGATCAGCAGGAGATGGTACTTCAAGTGCAACAGCTGTATATGGTGTTGATGATGTATTAGAAGCTAGTTATAGAGATAACGATGTCGATACACCATTAACTAAAATAGCTAGGTCTGCATATCAAGCTTTATCAAATAAAACTTCTACAGGTCAACCATCACAATATTTTGTTCAAAGATTAATAGATAGAATTACAATAACTTTATATCAAACACCTGGTGCATCACAGGCAGGTAAATTTTTAAATTATTATTACGTAAAAAGAATACAAGATGCAGGAGCTTACACCAATGCAACTGATGTTCCATATAGATTTGTACCTTGTATGGTGGCAGGTTTAACTTTTTATCTATCACAAAAATATGCACCACAAAGAACACAAGAATTTAAATTATATTATGAAGATGAACTAAAAAGAGCTTTACAAGAAGATGGTTCTCCTTCTAGTTCTTTCATTACACCTAATTCTTACTTTACGGAGGTTAACTAATGGCCGTAGGTAAGTATGCAAAATTTATATCTGATCGATCTGGGATGGAGTTTCCATATAAAGAAATGAGAATAGAATGGAACGGTGCAAAAGTTCATACGTCTGAGTTCGAAAAGAAACATCCACAACTAGAACCAAAAAGATTTACAGCTGAGCCACAGGGTTTACGTAATGCAAGACCTGATAGAGTTGAGCCAGCTGTTGCAAGGTTACTAGGACCTAATCCTTTAAGTTTAACTTCTGGGTCACGTATTGTAACTGTAACAGAAATAAATCACGGTAGATCAACTAATGATACAATCAGACTTAGAAATGTATCAGGAAATCCAGGTGGATTAACAAATGCAACACTTGAAAATGCTTTTGGGTTTACTATAACTAAAGTTAATGATGACAGTTATACATTTGATTGTTTTTCATTAGCTACTATAACAGAACAAGCAGGAGGAATGACGGTTACAGCAGGACCCGTAACTCTAGAAGCATAATGGCATATACTTTAACAAACATAACAGATGATATTAGAAATTACACAGAAGTTGATAGTGGTGTTTTAACAACTGCAGTTGTAAATAGATTTATACAAAATGCAGAGAATAGAATTTATAGAGAAATAGACTCAGATGACAACAGACACTACGCTACATCTAACCTAGCTGTTGGAAATAGATACGTAACAATTCCATCTGATCTTAGAAATATTAGATACGTTCAGCTAAAGGATACGAACGTAACTCCAAACACACAAACATTCTTAGAGAAAAAAGACACCAGTTATATGGCAGCGTTTTACGACACACCAAGCACAGCTTCTGGGATACCAAAGTATTATGCTAACTGGGATGCAAACTTTTGGGTAGTGGCACCTACTCCAAATGCTACTTATGAGATAACTTTGGCTTATATGAAACAGCCAGTTAGTCTTACAGACGCTACAAAAAGTGGAACTGGGACTTACTTATCTAATAAGTATCAAGACTTACTTTTATACGCCTCACTCGTAGAAGCATATGGATACTTGAAAGGTCCGGTAGATATGTTACAATACTACGAAGCGGCATATAAGAGAGCTGCAGCTTCATATTCTATTGAACAAGAAGGTAGAAGAAGAAGGGACGAATATCAAGATGGTGTTATTCGTAACAGTATAAAATCACCATCACCATAATAAGGAGATATAAAGTATGGCAAACATAGTACCTAATTCTTTCAAGTCCGGCTTGTTAAAAGGAACTTTTAATTTTGACACTTCTGGAAATGGAGGAAACACTTTCAAGTGTGCTTTGTATACTAGCATAAGTAACTACAGCGTAACATCGACTGTATTCCTATCAGGAACAGGACAGGGTGAAGTTAACCCAAGTGGAACAGCTTATCCAGCTGGCGGTAAAGAACTAACAAACGCAGGTATTGCAGGAACAACAACTGCATTCGTTGATTTTGATGATCTGACTTTTCCATCTGTTACATTGACTGCTGCAGGAGCTGCGATATACAAATCAACTGGAGGCGGAAACGAGCTTGTACTAGTTTTAGATTTTGGTGGCAACAAAACAGCAACTAATGGAGACTTTGTTATTCAGTTTCCTACTGCTGATGCTTCAAATGCTATTATTAGATTAGGCGACGCGTAATAGAGGATTAAATAAATGGCTTTTGTACTTAACGACAGAGTTAAACAGACGAGTACGTCTACTGGCACAGGGACTATAAACCTATCAGCTACAGCTGAAACAGGTTTTGAAACTTTTGTTGCTGGTATTGGAACTACAAACAGTACGTTCTACTGTATATCTCACGATGGAACTTCTGAATTTGAGGTCGGTATTGGAACTGTAACAGATGCATCACCTGATACACTTTCTAGAGATACCGTTATCTCCTCTTCAAATTCAGATAACAAAGTGGATTTTTCAGCAGGAACTAAAACTGTATTTTGTACTTATCCTGCAAAACGTGCACCGTCTGCAAGTATGACAGCTACAACTTATGTAACAACACACTCTTCTACAATTTCTGATACACAAACAATGGACTCAGGAGTTTTAGCAGGACCAGTGACTGTATCAGGAAGTGTAACAGTAACAGGTAATTTGGTAATTATATAATGAGTCAGATAGAAGTAGATAAAATAATTCCACAGTCAGGCACTAACTTAACAGTTGGTGAAGCTGGTGATAGTTTAGTATTTCAAAATGATGTTATTCCAAATTCTGCTTTAGTAAACGAACAAATTACAATTAATGGTGTTGCTGTAAATTTAGGTGGTTCAGCTACAATACCAACTGAAACACAACCAGTTATATCTAGTTTTACACCAACAGTTATTGATGCAGATGTAGGTGGTACAATAACTGTTACAGGACAGAATTTTGCATCAATACCAAAAGTAGAATTACAAAGAGCAAATGGTGCTTTTCAATCTGCAACATCTGTTACATTTACAAGTGCAACAACAATAAGTTTTACAACTGGCACAGCTGGTTTAACAAACGGACAAAATGTTAGAATTTTGGTTACAAATCCAGACGGTAATGCAGCTAGAAGTGGTACAGATTTAACAATATCTGATGGCCCAGTTTTTCAAACTACAAGTTTACCTAATGGAGAGTCAGGTGCATCTTATTCACAAAACATAGATGTTACAGGAGATAGTGCAACAACAATAAGTACAACTGTTGTATCAGGAGCATTACCCTCTGGTGTAACTATTGGATCAACAACTAACCCGACTGGCTCTACATACAGAGCAGTAATATCAGGAACAATGCCAGTTATAGGAAGTCAAACTGTATATAGTTTTACTGTCAGGGCGACAGACGCTCAAGGTCAAACTACAGATCAAGCATTGTCAATTACATCAACTGCTGGTATACAAAACTCTGGAGGATTCTGTTAATGGCATCAGCATATTTATCAAGAACAATAGGAACACCAACTAACGCAAAAAAATGGACAATAAGTTTGTGGGTAAAACTTATGAAAACACCTGCTAATTCTTATGATTTAATTCACTCAGGAGCAAGTGGTTCTGATGAAGTATTGTTACATAGATATGAAAGTGATGGAACTGTTTCTTCAAAAGAAGATGATACTTCAGGAGGAGGCACTACTTGGGGTTTATATGGTGACAGAAAATTTAGAGATTTTAATGGTTGGCAACATTGGGTTCATGCGTTCGATAGCACACAGAGCACAGCTGCTGATAGATACAAAGTATATATTAATGGTGTGAACCGTAGAAATAATAACGAAACTTTTGCTACAGATCAAACTGTTCCTTTAAATTTTGAATCTAATATTAACACATCAGGTCAAACTTTAAATATTGGAAAAAGAACTTTTGATACTGCTAATTATTTTGATGGTCAATTAGCTCATGTTCATTTTATAGATGGTACTCAATATGATGCTTCAACTTTCGGAGAAACAGATTCATCAACTGGAATATGGAAACCTAAGACTGCACCATCAGTTACTTATGGTAATAACGGTTTCTTTTTAAAATTTGATAATTCTGCTAACATGGGATTAGATTCTTCAGGTGAAGGAAATAATTTAACAGTAAATGGTACAATATTACAATCTAAAGATACACCAACAAATATTTATCCTGTGCTTAATCAAGCAGACAATGCTGCAGCTACAACTTTTGGTTTACAAAATTTTGGTACAACATTAGGAACTGGCGGTGGTAGTGGTGATTATGGATTAAGATCTACTTTAGCTGCTAACTCTGGAAAATGGTATGCAGAATTTAAATTTAATTATAGTGGTGATGGTGGTAATGTTATTTCTATTGCAGATATGGATGTAAGATTACAAATAAACATGGGTAGCAGTTCTCCAAGAGCTGGTCACTGGGGCATACAAAGATATAATGATTCAAAAACAAATTTATATAATAATGGAAGTTTTATTTCACAAAACACCGCTATGTGGGGAGGATTTACATCTAGTGATGTAATATCTATTGCTCTTGATATTGGAGCAGGTAAAATTTTCTTTGGAAAAAATGGTGTGTATAAAGATTCTAGTGGTAATACAGGTGATCCTGTTAATGGCACATATCCAACTTTTAGTGGACTTACAACTGATGGTTCAAAATACTATGGTTTCTTTACTGAAAATAGAGCAAACATAGCTAATGGAACTTTATGTAATTTTGGTTTAGGTTTCTTTGGTACAACTGCAGTTTCATCTGCAGGATCAAATGGAAATGGTTCAGTATTTGAATACGATGTCCCTTCAGGATATTATGCATTAAACACAGAAAATTTAGGAGCACAATCATAATGGCAGCTTATACATCAATTAACAAACCAACAGATAATTTTAGAACAAAACTTTATACTGGTAATGGTTCAGCTAGGTCTATTACTTTTGATGAAAGTGCAAATATGCAACCAGATTTAATGTGGTTGAAAGGCAGAAACACAACTGCAAGTTGGCTTTGTAATGATGTTCTTAGAGGTGCAACTAAAAGATTAAAATTAGATGCGAATAGTGCAGAAAGCACAGAAACAGGAATGATATCATCATTTGACACTAATGGATTTTCTTTAGGAACAACATCTACATCAAATAATAATGGAAGTAACTATGTTGCTTATAGCTGGAAAGCAGCAGGAGCAGGTTCATCTAATGGAGATGGTACTACAACATCTACTGTTTCAGTAAATACAGCAGCAGGATGTTCATTAGTTCAATATGCTGGTGCTAGTTCTGCAAAAACAATAGGTCATGGTTTAGGAGTTACACCAGATTTAATGATAGTTAAAACATATAGTTCTGGCTATGAGTGGGCAGTTTATCATTCAGGTTTAGGTCATGGTAAAAATTTATATTTAGATAGTACTGGTGGTGCATCAAATACAACTACATTTTGGAATAATACTGCACCGACAAATCAAGTATTTAGTGCAGGCGGACAAATAATTTATACTAATTATTCTGGTCAAAATTATATTGCATACTGTTTTGCATCAAAAAGAGGGTATTCTAGAATTGGAACTTATGAAGGAAATGGATCTTCAGATGGGACATTTGTATATACAGGATTCAAACCAGCTTGGGTTCTAATAAAACAATCATCTGCATCAGGAGAAGAATGGCAGTTATTAGATAATAAAAGAAATACTTTTAATCCAACAAATACAGCTATATTTCCAAGTGATACTGCAGTTGAAAATAGTGGTACAGATAGATCAGATTTTTTAAGCAATGGTTTTAAATTAAGGTCAAATTCTGCTGGTGTTAATGCATCAGGCGCAACATATGTTTATGCAGCATTTGCAGAAGAACCATTGGTAGATTCAACAGGAAAAATACCAACAACGGCGAGATAATATGAGTGAAGTTAAAGTAAATAAAATAAGTCCAAGATCAGGAACTGGTGTACAACTAGGAGATAGCGGTGATACTATAACTGTACCTAGTGGTGCTACATTGGATGCATCAAATGCTACAACTACATTACCTTCAACTGTTGTTACAACTACAGGAACACAGACTTTAACAAATAAATCAATTGCTTCATCTCAAATAACAGGAACAATTACTCCATCAGATAATACTGTAAATTTAGATAAGCTTACTGCTTCTGGAACAAAAAATAATACAACTTTTTTAAGAGGAGATAACACTTTTGCTACTGCAGGCGTTTCAACTTTTTCAGCTTTATCGGATACAACAGTTTCATCTTCTGATCCATCAACAACATCAAATAAAACACCTGTGGGACATATTTGGGTAAACAGCACTTCAGGTGAGGCCTATATTTTAACTGACGCTACAACAAACCAAAACGATTGGCAGAACATAGGTGAAGGTTCTGGAAACATAAAATATTTTCCAGGTCTTACATCATTAGTTATGATCGGTGGTGGCGGAGGTGGTGCAGGAGATATGAGAGGTGGTGGAGGAGCTGGTGGTGTTCTTCATTTCACAGGTTATAGAGGAACTATTCAATACGGTACACAATATACTATTACCATAGGTCAAGGTGGTGCAGACCAAAGCGGTCAAAATGATGGTAATGATGGAAACGACACAACAGCGTTTGGCGAAACTGCAGGTGGTGGTAGAGGTGGTGGACCTAGTGGTACTTTTGGAGATTCTGGTTCAGCAACTACTTCAACAAGCAACACTTTATATAGTTCATTTACAGGTTATTCAAATACTGGTGGAGACAATACAGGAAATCCCGGAGCAGGTGGTGCAGGAGCAGGTGCTAATGGTCAAACTCTTCCATCTGGAAATGGAGATGGTGGAAACGGTGGTGTAGGTATTCAACTAACAAATGTTTATAATGGTTCAGATAATTACTACTGGGCTGGTGGCGGTGGCGGTGCTGGTTATGGTAATCAATATGATGGCGGTGATGGCGGTCTCGGTGGAGGCGGAGGCGGTGGTGTCTTCAAACAAGATGGCGGAGGTTCTGGAGGTTCTGGAGGTGGCTCTGCTTTGAATAATGGTACTGCAGGAACTAATCAAAATAATTCTTCAAATGGTGGAGATGCTGGAGCTAACACGGGCGGTGGCGGAGGTAATTCTTCTCACACTGGTGGTGGACAATCAAGTTCTGGTAGTGGTGCAGGTGGTTCTGGAATAGTCATGATTAAAACACCAGACTCTTATGCAACAGCAACAACTACAGGAAGTCCAGTTTTTACAAATACGGGAGGCTATAAATATTATGCGTTTACAAGTTCAGGAACGATAACATTTAATGAATAATATGAGTGTAAAAAGATTTGCTAGAATTCATAGTTTAAACAAAAAAGTAACCAAAGTAATAGTGGCTACTCAAGAATTTATAGATTCTTTACCAGACAATGAGTTTTGGGTTTCTTCTTCTGTATCTGATACAAAAAAATTAGCTGATGTAGATGATAAATATGATGTAGATAATAATACTTTTACAAGTCCAAAACCATATAAATCATGGACTTTTAATAGCACAACTTGGAAATGGGAAGCACCTATTTCTATGCCTAGTCAAACTAATGAAGAAGTATATACTTGGAATGAAGAAGCATATCAATTAGACAATACACAAGGATGGGTATCAGATGAGTAGTATATTAAAAGTAGATACAATTCAGGACCAAAACGGTAACCTGATCATCAGTAAGGATTCTGGTGGTGGAGGTTTTCTTAGTCCTTATGCATCTTCATCTGCTCCAATAGTATATACAGTTACAGTTGCAACTAAAACTACAGCACATCCTTATAGCGGTGTCGGTAGTTCTAATGCATATTTTATAAATGGTATCGAATCACCAATTATAGAATTAAAAGGTAATGATACAGCAAAGCCATACTATTATAAGTTTGATCAATCAGATGCTTCTAATGGAAATGGTGGTGGACATCCTTTAAGATTTTACAACGACGCTGCTAAAACAACACAATTTACTACGGGTGTAACTACATCTGGTACACCAGGTCAAGCAGGTGCACACACAACAATTGCTGTAGATAAAGATACACCTAGTATTTTATATTACCAATGTTCATCACATGCACATATGGGTAACCACACAATACATAATTCACCAACAGTTAATACTGGAGTCTTTTTAAAATTACCTACAGCCGATGGTACAGCGAATCAAGTAATCGCGACCAACGGATCAGGGACTTTGTCTTTTGCAGATAGTATTACGTTTCCAACTATCACTGGTATTAGTCCAACAGTTATTGATAACAACGCTGGTAACATAGTTATAACTGGTACAAATTTTAAAGATAGTTCTACACCACCTTTTGTTGATGCGATCAATGCATCTACAGGTGCGATAGTCACTGCAAACTCTGTAACGTTTACAAGTGCAACTTCTGTAACTGCAAACTTTACTTTACCAGTTGATGGAACATATTTTTTAAGATTAGAAAATAATGATGGTATTGCATGTAGATCTGGAACAGCTTTACTTACAGTATCTGATGCACCTGCATGGACAACTGCGGCAGGAAATTTAGGAACAGTAGAAGCTGCGGGAACTATCAACTTTACAGTAGCCGCTACAGATGCTACAACCTTTGCAGTACAATCTGGATCGCTTCCAGGTGGTGCAAGTTTAAACACAAGTACTGGTGCAATCACTGGTACTGAATCAGGGTCAACGCAAACGACAACGTATACATTTACTATACGAGCAACGGATGCACAGGCCCAAACAGCGGACCGTCAGTTTAATATTATTATATCTCACGGTGCGTCAGGAGGAGCACAATTTAACTAATGGCTAGTACAATCGTATCAAGAACTCAATCAGGTGCAGAAAGTGCTGCAGGAAGAAGAACATGGACTTTTTCATGTTGGGTAAAGAAAACTGGAATAATTAATGGTGGTTCTAATCAAGAATTATTTGGTTCAGATAGTAATGGAGCAAGAAGTAATAATTATAATATAATTGATTTTAATAGTAATGATTGTTTAGATGTTGTTGGTTATGAAAGTGGTCTTACTTTTAGAAAAATAACTAATAGAAAGTTTAGAGATACTAATGCTTGGTTCCATTTAGTTGTAGCCTTTGATACTACACAAAGTACAGCAGATGATAGAATTAAAATATATATAAATGGTGTGAGAGAAACATCTTTTAGTACAAGCACAAACCCATCACAAGACCATCAAGGTAAATTTTTTGCATCAAATAAAGTTCATGCTTTTGGAAGAGGCTCTCAAGCTTTTGATGGTTTAATTTCTCATGTTCATGCAACTGAGGGAACAGCTTACGCACCAACAGTATTTGGTTCAACAGATGCAACAACTGGAGAATGGAAAATAAACGCCGACCCTACTGTATCTTATGGAACTAATGGTTTCTTTTTATTTAAAAATGATAATTCTGTTACAAATCAAGCAGGTAATTCTAGTGGTAATTTTGCAGTAACTGCAGGCACACTTACAAAAAGTGAAGATTGTCCAAGTAATGTTTTTGCTACATTAAATCCTCTTGTTAGAAATAAAAGTTATAATGATGGAAGTTTTACTAATGGTAATACAGGTTATGCACCTAATGGTAGGTCTATTGGTTGTACTACTTTAGGAGTTACTTCTGGAAAATATTATGCAGAATTTAAAGCAACTGACGCAGGTGCTTTATATATTGGTGCAGGTTTAATGTCTGGTATTACATCACAAGGTCAAACAAATCCAATATGGTATGATAATAGTACATCATATGCTATTGGATATGGTGCTAATGGTAGTTTACAATATAATACTACATCTACTTCCTATGGAAGTGGTTTTTCAGATAATGATATTGTAGGAATTGCTTTAGATATGGATAATAAAGAAATGTATATATCTGTAAATGGAACTTGGCAAAATTCTGGCGATCCTACTTCTGGTTCTTCAAAAACAGGAGGAGTCACAGGAGCTACAAGTTATAATCCTTTTGATGATGGAGACGAAGTATTTTTATTTGTTTCTGATTTTTCTGCTTCTGGTGTTGGAGAATGTCAATGTAACTTTGGCAATGGCTATTTCGGAACAACAGCAGTATCTAGTGCAGGAACTAATGCTAGTAATAACGGAATTTTTGAGTATGATGTCCCAACTGGCTACACAGCTTTATCAACAAAGGGGTTAAACTTATAATATGGCTTATACAACAGTAAATAAAGTAAATGATTTTATGACAGCACTTACCTATACAGGTAATTATTCAACTAATGCAATTACAGGAGTAGGTTTTTCGCCTAATACTGTATGGATTAAAGATACAGGAGATACTTCTACTCATTCTGTTTTTGATACAACTCAAGGAGTAAATAAAAGATGGCAACCTGGAAGTAATGCTGCACAAGGAGTTGAATCAAATTATTTAAATTCTTTTGATAGTGATGGATTTACAGTTGGTGCAAATAATGCAACTAACCAAAATGGTGTTAAACAAGCTAGTTGGTGTTGGAAAGCAGGAACATCATCTGGATTATCTGGTGGAACAATAACACCAAGTTCTTATTCAATTAATACTACAGCAAAATTTGGAATTTATCAGTATACAGGTAATGGTACAAGTGGTGCAACAATTGCGCATGGACTTGGAGGAACACCAGCTTGTATTTGGATTAAAGCATTAAGTAGAGTTGATGATACTGTTATAGGACATCATATGCAAAATAGTGGAACTAACCCTTGGAATTATCATTTTAAATTAAGAGCATCAAGTAGAAGTGTTGGTGCAAGTACAGCTTATTTTAATGACACAGCTCCAACAAGTTCTGTATTTAGTTTAGGAAATGATACAGGAGTTAATCAAAATGGTGATACTTATGTAGCTTATGTATGGTGTGAAGTTCCCGGATTTAGTAAGTTTGGAGAATATATTTCTAATGGAAATTCAGATGGTCCATTTATTTATACTGGTTTTAAACCAGAAGCTCTTATAATTGCTTGTGCGTCAACCGATGACGAAGTTGAAATGTATGATATTGTTAGAAATGGTTATAATGATGCAAACTATCATTTAAATTTTAATTTAAATACAGCAGAAGATACAAATTCTGGAAGACTAGATTTATTAAGTAATGGTTTTAAAATAAGAGTAGGCCCATCTGGCCCAATAAATAGTGGTTCATCAGGAACTAAATATTTATATTTTGCTTGGGGTCAAACTTTAGTAGGATCTAATAATATTCCTTGTACTGCGAGG